GCGTTCGGCAAGGCCGAGGACGCCTACAAAGCGGGCATGTGGTTCAAGGCGAAGAGCGGCGACGCTCACGCCAAGCGGTGGTGCGAAGACCACGGCGTCGAGGTGCGTGCCCTCGGTGGTGCGTCCGGCGGCGGGGCGAGTTTCGTGCCCGACATCCTGTCGTCTACCGTATTGCGCTTAGTCGAATCCTATTCCGCGTTCGCACAGAACGCCACGTCGATCCAGATGCCCAGCGACGTGGTGCTCTTCCCGAAGCGCACGGCGGGTAACTCGGCCGCATGGATCTCGGAGAACTCCGCGATCACTCCGGCCGATCCCAACGCCACCCAGGTGACCGTGACAGCCAAGAAACTGGCGGCGGCCGTGGTCATCTCGTCCGAGCTGCTTCAGGACTCGATCGTGTCGATCGCCGACTGGGTGGCTGCGGAGCTGGCCCTCGGCATCAGCAACGCCGTGGAAACGGCCGCGTGGCTCGGCAACCCGAGCAACGCTCCGGGTGTCGCGGGTATCGTCACCTCGTACGCTGGCGGTCTGCTCAAGACCACCACGGCGAGCGAGGTGACGACCTACGACTACGCGGCGTCGCTCGTGGCCGCGGCCGGCGACACGCCGGACGAGGTGACCAAGGCGAACCTGCTCGCGATGATGGCTGCCGTGCCGCAGCACAGTCGGGCTGGTGCCAAGTGGTACGTTTCGCCGTACTTCTTCGCGACCTGCATGCAGGCTCTCGACCTGAACCAAGGTGGTTCGGTCGGCCTGTCGCAGGGCCTCGGCCTCACGTTCCTCGGCTCGCCGGTCGTGTTCACCGACCAGCTTCCGGGCAGCGACGATGCCACCGGCAAGGTCATGGCCCTCTACGGCGATCTTGCTAACTCCTCGATCTACGGCACCCGTGCGGGTCTGGAGATCCAGAGCAGCGACCAGGTCAACTTCCTGTCCGATCAGACCGTCATCCGTGCGATCGCTCGGGTGGGAATTTCCCACCACACGATCGGCAGCTCGACGGTCGCCGGCCCGGTCATCGCCCTCCGTGGCGTCTGATCCAGCTTGACAGCAGTGCAATCCTGAACGGGCGGTTCTCACGCGAGAACCGCCCGTTCTCTTTTGGAGTTTGCCTGTGCTTATCAAGGTCGGCGGCACCGAGGTCGAGATCCGTGCGGAAGCGATTCTGTCTGGCCCGAGGTTCGGGCCGCTGGCCAACCTGTTCGGCTGGGCTCAAGCCCTGATGCCACTTGGCATCCGGCCCACGCTCGGCCAGGGTGCGTTCTGGAGCCAGGTGCTCACGCGGATGATGGAACAGTTCGTCGACCAGTGCGAGTACATCATCACGCTCGACTACGACACGTTCGTCTCCCGGCAGGACATCGAGCAGCTGTTCGCTATGGCTCTGGCGTTCCAGTGTGACGCACTCGCGCCGCTGCAGGTGAAACGGGAAGACGGGCGGCCGATGCTCACGCTCTTGGGCACGCTCGACAATCCGCCCGAGGGCGGTGCCAGCACCCTGCCGGCTACATGGTTTGCCGAGCCTGTGCAGCAAGTCGATAGCGCGCACTTCGGCTGCACGATCATCTCGACGGCAGCCCTCAAGCGAATGAAGAAGCCGTGGTTCTACGAACAGGCAGACCCACAGGGCAGCTACGGCGACGGCCGCGTGGACGCTGACATCGGGTTCTGGCGCACGTGGCGAGACTCTGGCAACAAGGTGTTCGTAACGCCTCGCGTGTCAATCGGGCACGGCGAGTACGTCGTGACCTGGCCGGGCCGGGATCTCGGCAAGCCTGTTTTTCAATACACGGGCGATTGGATGAAGGCGAACAAGGCACCCGAAACTGCATGGAGCGTAGGCCAATGACGAAACTGAAGTTTGTACGGTCGTGGCGTTCCTATTGCTCCGGCCAGACGGTCGACATACCCGGCGGCTTGGCCGCTGAACTGATCGCCCGGAAAGTTGCAGTCGAGGACAAGCAACAGCAGTTGATTGAAACCGCTGCTGTCGAAACGCCAGTTAAGACGGCCGACGCCACGCCACGCAGGAAACGCACGCGATGACGTACCGCAGCCTCACCAGATCGTCTCAGCCTGTCGTTGAGCCCGTGACCATCACGGATGCCAAGGCCCACCTGCGCGTCGACACGGACGCCGACAACACCTACATCATGGGTCTGGTGGCAGCAGCTCGAGCATGGGTCGAGGAGTATCTGGACCGCTCGCTGGTGCACACGCAGTGGACGATGAGGCTGGACGGATTCCCGCCGAACGGCCTCGACAACCTCGAGCTACCGAGGCCGCCGATGGCAACCGCCTCGGCCGTTTCCGCGGTAGCGATCACGTACACCACGGAGACCGGTGCTGTGGTCGTGTTTCCGTCGCACGAGTACCGGGTCGACCGGAACTCCACGCCGGGCGCAATCAGTCCGCTGTACGAGCAGGCGTGGCCAGTGCATCGCCGCGACGATAACTCCGTGACGATTACGTGGTGGGGAGGGTACGGCGAGGACGGCCGCAGCGTACCCACGCAGATCAAGCACGCGATGCTGCTGCTCGTGGCTCACTGGTACGACCGGCGCGAGTCTGTCTTGACCGGCACTGTGTCCAAGGAAATCGAGTTTGGCGTGAAGTCGCTGCTCGACTCATGTCGCTGGGGAACGTACCGATGAGCTCCACGTACACACAACTTCCCGGCCAGCTTGGCCTCTCGCTGCGGCGTGGCGACGAGCTCAGCACGGCCATCGACTTCTCGCCGACGACGATGACCGGCTACACGGTGTCGGCCGTCATCACGTCGCTCGTCACTGGAAACACGGTGACAGCATTCACGACCACGCTGACCAACGCAGCGGCCGGTATCGTGAACATTGCACTGACTGAGACGCAGACCACGGCTCTGCCGGTCGGCACCTACGGATGGCGTCTTGAGTGGGATGCACCCGGCAGCGTGCGGCGTACGGCCTTGCAGGGCCTCGTGGAGGTAGTCGGGTGACGACCACCGCAACCGTCAACAGCAGCCCGATCACAGCCACCGTATCCGGTGCGGCTGTGTCGGCGACCGTCACGAGCTCGAGCACGTCGGCGAGCGCGTCCGGCGGCGTCGGGCCTGCGGGTGCAGCAGGCGCGGCGGGTTCGGCAGGCGCCACTGGACCACAAGGCCCAGCGGGAGCCACGGGGCCAGCGGGTGCTGCAGGCGCCACGGGCTCGCAGGGTGCACCGGGACCGCAAGGGCCGACCGGCACGCAGGGCGCGACAGGTGCTCAGGGTCCGCAGGGTGCGCAAGGCGACACGGGCGCAACTGGTCCGCAGGGACCGGCAGGCGCCACTGGAGCGAAGGGAGACACAGGGCTGACCGGTCCGCAGGGGCCAGCCGGGCCAACGGGTGCCACAGGCCCGGCTGGAACGACCTCGTGGAATGGACTCACGGACAGGCCGACCACGTTCACGCCCACCAGCCACGCCAGCAGTCACGCCGCAGCAGGGGCCGATCCGCTGACGCTGTCGGCGAGTCAGGTGAGCGGGCTGGCGACTGTGGCGACGAGCGGATCGGCAGCGGATCTGTCGGGCACGCTCGCGGATGCAAGACTGAGCGGCAACGTGGTAACGAATGCCACGTTTCTGTCGCGGCTGTCCATGCCGACCACGGCGGTCGAGACGTTCCCGCGAATGGTACTCTCGTTCCTCGTTGCTACCAGCGGCAACGTGCTGTATTCGTTTTTCACGCCGTTGACCACGCTGACTGTCTCACAGGTGACTATGCTTTCGGGCGGCACGGCTGCGGCTGGCCTGACGCTCGCCCGCATGGGGCTGGTCGAATACGTCGAATCTACTGGTGTCGCCACGCTAGTGGCGAGGACGGCGAGCGATACCAGCCTGTTCGCGGCGACTCGCACGGCCTATACGAGATCGTTCGATACCGCTGGTGGTTTCCCAGCCACATACACATTGCAGGCTGGCACTCGGTACGGCGTGGCTCTTCTTTGCATCGGTACAACCATGCCGACGATCCAAGGCAACTCGGGCCTGGCCGAGATGTCTGCGCTGACGCCGAGGCTCACGGCAATCCGCACGTCGCAGTCTGACCTGTCCACGGTCACCGCTACAGGCGCACAGTCTCAGGTGCTGTACGCGAGGTTCTCATGATCACTACCTATCTCGGCATCATCGAAGGGCTGCACACATGGGAGGTCCGTGACGAGAGCGGCAACGTCATCGGCACCAATCAGTCGGAGACGCTCACGCCAGCCGTGCCTGCAAGCGTCTCCGCCCGCCAGATACGCCTCTGGATACTTAGTCAGGGCATTAACCTCGCACAGGTCGCCGCGGCCATCGACGCGATCCCTGACACGCTCCAGCGGGATTTGGTTCGGGTGGAGTGGGAATACGCGCCATACGTCGAGCGATCGCACCCGTTCCTAATTCCGCTCGCTGCGGCTCTCGGGCTGACGGAAGAACAAGTCGACCAGGCGTTCGTTGAAGCCAGCCAGCTATGAGGGCCACATGATCCGACCAGGCGACTTACGCGAGCGGGTGACTGTGCAGGTGGCCAGCGGTACCACCAATGCTCTCGGCGAGACCGTGCTGGCGTGGTCCGACTCGTCGGCTGTGTGGGCCAGCGTCGAGGGCGTGTCGTCCCGCGAGGCCCTGTCGGCAGGCCAGCAGGAAACCACCGTGACGCACAGGCTACGGCTGCGGTATCTGCCCGGCCTCACTAGCCAGATGCGGTTCGCGTGGCGTGGCCGCACGCTGGAGATCGCCAGCCTGCTCGAGCACGGGCACCGCACCGAGCACGAAGCCATCTGCATGGAGCGTCGCAATGGCTGAGCAAGTCGGCATCAGAATCACTGCAGACATCCCTGGGCTTGAGGAGATCCGCAAGCAGATCCTCGGCCTAGGGAAAACACTTTCTTCAAAGTACATGGCGTCCGGGTTGCGGAGTGCTGCCGAAAAAGGCGGCACGCGCGAAGCACTCAAAACACTCACGCCTCGCGGGCCGACCGGCAACCTGCGGCGGGCGATTGCCGTGAAGAGCAAGCGTTACCCAAGGACGGGCGTCGGCATTGCCATCCTAGGGTTTCGCTCCGGTCGCAAGATGAACGAAGCGTACGACAACACAAAACTCGGCTACCACCAAGGACTGGTGGAGTTCGGAACGAAAGAGCGTTTCCGCCGCACGAAGGACGGCCGCAGGGTGTCGACCGGGAAAATGCCGGTCGGCGGCTCGTACGGTCGCCCGCCGGTGCGGACTGCGTGGGAGCAAACCCGCGCGAGGGTCGAATCGCTGATGCTGGAGGAATTGACGACGGCGTTTGAAAATGCCGTCCGGGAAGTCGCTTCCAAAACCAAGGCTGCACAAGGGCCGTTCTGATGGCTTTGAAATCTCCCGAGGCGGTTCTGAGAAACGCCCTCATTTCGGACACCGACGTTCAGGCGTTGGTAAACGGCCGGATCTACCCGCTGCGGTACGTCGGGCCGTCGCCGATCCAGTTTCCGATCATCATCTGGCGGCGTGCCCGCGTCCTGCGTGAATTGACTATGGCCGGGGCACCGAGCGGCCTGCCCAAGTTGACGATCGAACTCTACGTCTACGGCGCGACCTACGAGGCGGCGAGAGATCTGGCGGATAAGTGCCGTCGCGTTCTGGATGGGTTCGCTGGCACTTTCGACAATACGGAGGTGCGGCGGTCGCTTCTGATGGACGAGGCCGACGACCTGGTGGAAATCGACGGCGCGGAAAACTCGCTCTATCTCGTTCGACAAACCTACGACCTTCTTTGGCTGGAGAACTAATTCATGGCAAGCCACGCTCAGGGCACGACTCTTACTTTTGCTGGCTCAACCTACACGGTCACGAGTATCACCTACTCGATGACCGACGTGTCGGCGGGCGACACGATCGACGTTTCGCACCTCGGACTGGCGGCGGGCAGCAACGTGCTGACAATGGATCGACCGCTCAAGGGTTCTGCCACCGACACGGGCCGCGAGGTCAGCATCGAGTACTTGGGCACCGCGCCGATCGCTGACGGGTCCACCGGTCAGCTGGTAATTGGTGGTGGCATGTCGCTTACGGCGGCCGCCACTGTTAGTTCGTCCAGCGTCACGCTGACGGTCAACGACGCCACGCGTGGCCAGGCAACGTTCCGGGTCGCGCGAGTCTAGTCACGGAGGTTTCCGTGGCGACGTACTCGCAGGGCTGTGTAGTTTCGTTTGCCGGGTTTTCGATCACGGAGCTGACCAGCGTGCAGCTGGAGCTGGGCGGCGGCATGCCCGTCAGTCGCAGCGGCGGCTATGCACCTAGCGGCGGCAGCGTGAGCGTCGAGGGACTCGCTCCAGCCAATTTCAATTGGGGCCAGTACGGCAATCTCAGCATCAGCGGCGGCGGCGTGAGCTTGACATACAACGCAGTATGCACAGGCAAGGGAGCCACTGCGGCTGCCAACGATGTGACGCGTTACACGTTCACGTTCGACCTGATTGGATGAACTATGGCACTGACGAAAGAACAAATTCTCGCCGCTGACGACTTGGGCCTCCTCGAGGTCAAGGTTAAGGAGTGGGGCGGCAGCGTCTTCATTCGCGTGATGACATGCGGCGAGCGTGACTCGTACGAGAACGACTGGGTGGCGAACAAGGGCAAGGGCGTCGAAAACTTCCGCACGAAGTTCCTGGCACGTTGCCTGTGCGACGAAAAGGGCGCGAGGCTGTTCACCGACGCGGAAGTGGAGCAGCTGGCGAAGAAGTCGGCCAAGGTCATGAGCCGAGTGTGGGCTAAGGCGATGGAACACAACGCACTCACCGACCGCGACGTGGAGGAACTCGCAAAAAACTAGCAGTCCGCCCGACGCGTGTTTTTCTGTTTCGTCTGGCGGCACATCTCGGAATGACGGTCAAGAAGCTGTGTCAGGAAATGGACAGCCGGGAGTTTGCTGAGTGGATTGCGATCCACCGGCACTTCCACCCACTCCCTGACACGTGGCGGCAGACGGGCTTGGTGGCCAGTGCGACGCTCGCGCCGTACTGCCCACGCGGCAGGACGCCGAAGGTCGAGGACTTTGTTCCGATTGTGAAAGGCCCGCAGCACGAACTGCAGATACAAGAAGCGTTGGAACAGTTGGCACGAGACTTGGCGGGTGAATAATGTCGACGGTAATCGGACTCGGCGTGCAGTTCTCGGCCAATGCCAACGGCATGACCAAGGGACTGTCGCAGGTCGACAGGCAGCTGCAGAACCTCGGCAAGCAAGCGGCGGCGGCGGCGTCGCTCTTTGACTCGTTCACATCCTCAAGCGGTGCGGCCGGTGCGGCCCAGCAGCAAGTCGCCACGGACATTGCCTTTCTCGGCAGTGCACTGAAGACCGGGCAGATTTCGGCCCAAGAGTACGCAGCAGAACTGCAGGCCGTTGTCGGCGGTGCCCAGACGGCGGCCGCTGCGTTTGCGGAAGGTGCGAGGATCACGGACCAGGTTGCCACGGCCGAGGAGCGGCGGACGGCGGAGCTCGAGCGGCTCGGGCAGCTGCTCGCACAGGGAGCCGTGAGCGAGCAGACATACAGCCGGGCCGTTGCCCAGACAACCGGGGCAACGCAGGCGGCGGCGGCGGCGATTGCGAAAGCGGAAAGCGACAGGGCAAAAGCTATTTCGGAAGGTGCAGCCGTTGCGGCGTCTGTACAGACTCAGCAGGAAAAGCGTGAGGCCGAACTGGCGCGGCTCGCTGGTTTGCTGCAGCAGGGCGTCATCAGCGAAGAGACTTATTCGCGAGCCGTGTTTGTCACATCCGGTGCCCACCAGGCCGCGCAGGACGCCGAAGCCGCTCGCGCTCAGCTGCTTCAGGAAGGGCAGGCGATTTCGGCTCGGTATGCCACAGTGGAGGAGACTCGTGCGGCTACGATTGCCCGCCTTGACGCCTTGCTGGAGGCGGGAGCAGTCACGCAAGAAACGTATATGCGAGCGTCCATCGACGCTCTCGGCATCAACGAACAGGCGGCGCAGTCTGAAGCCGAGCGTGCTCAAGCCACAGCACGCGCTGCTCAGATCACGCAGGCCAACCTGTCGCCGCAAGAGAAGTACGACCAAGTCGTGCAGGAGTTGAACGGCCACCTAAACGCTGGCCGCATTTCGCAGGACACATACAACTCCGCTCTGAACAAAGCCGCAGGCGAGTTCGCGAAGGCGACACTCGCCGCCAACAAATTTGAGGACGCAACCGCCGCCGGTGGCGACGGCGGCACGATGAAGTTCAACGAGCTTTCAGGCGTGCTGTCTGCACTGCCCGGCCCGATTGGCAACGTGGCCGGTCGGCTGTCCGGTCTGGCGTCTGCTGGCGAGGGCCTCGGCAAGGTGTTCGGCGGCGGTGCTGGGCTGTCTGGCGGCCTCGCCAATATCGGTGCATCGGTCGCCGGGCTCGTGAACCCGTTCACCGTTGGCGTCGCTGCGGTGGCTGCGTTTGGTGCCGGTGCCAGTGCGGTGGCCAGCGGACTACTCGACCTCGAGGACCGCGTCGAGACGCTCGGCAACACGGCCGACAAGCTGGGCGTGTCGTTTGAGTTCATTCAGACGCTCGAGGAAGCGGGCAACCGCTCTGGCGTTTCGATCGAATCTGTCAGCAGCGCGTTCGGCAAGCTGCAGAAGGTGCTCGCGGGTGCAGACGAGGAAAGCAAGGCCGCGACGGCGGCTCTCGACAAGCTTGGCATTTCGTTCACCGACCTGGAGAACCTCAGCCCAGAGGAGCAGATCCGCCTGATTGGCGAGCAACTCCAAGGCATCGACGATCCAGCGAAACGCACGGCCGCCGCTATGCAGATCTTCGGCAAGAGCGGCGCGGACTTACTGCCATTCTTCGCCAACCTCGGCCCAGCGGCAGAAGACATCGAGCGGCTCGGCGGCGCAATGTCGGCCATCGACCGAGGCCGCATTGACGATTTCGGTGCAGGCATCGACGCACTGGGCGTTGCCAGTTCCCGGCTGGGCGAGCTGCTGCTGCTGCCATTCGTGGGCCTCGGCGAAGGCATCGCTCAGGGTTCGGCCGAGTTCTTGGGCGGCATCAACGCAATCGTAGGCCCGATTGGCGACGTGCTTGAACCGATCCTTTCTGGGTTGGGTACGGCGTTTGAGGTTGTTGGCGTGGTCATCGGCGGCATCGGCCGCGTTATCGGCGAAATCATTTCGCCCATTGGCGATCTGGCCCAGGCGTTTGGCGCGGTCGGCGAAGCGTTCGGCACGGCGTTCGTCGACGTTGTGCGGTATCTGGTTGACGGCGCCGTGGCGGCCACGGCCTTCGCTGTTTCGTTTACGCCGCTCGGCGCGGTGGCTGACAACCTTGGAGCTATTGGCGAGACGGTCTCCCGTGTTGCCAACATCATCGGCACGGCCCTCTCTCAGGTCGGCGGCTATATCGGCGACACACTTGCGGCGTGGGCCGAGTTCTTCGGTCTGCAGTCGGCCATTGAGTCGATCGGTGGAATCATTTCTTCCGTGTTTGGTGGCGTGTCATCGACGTTTGAGACTATCGCAAACGCCATCGGCGGCACGGTCGGACGCTTGCTCACGATTGCTGAGAGCTTCCTTGGCATCACGGCCGAGGTTGACACGACCATCACGCCCGAGCTTGACCTGTCGCAGCCCAGCGTTGCTGCCGCACAGTTCGCCAGCGAGATCGGCACGGCAGCGACGGCCGCCGCAGAGTTTGGAGAGGCCGGGTTTCAGGCGGCCCTCGCCTATCAAGAGTCTCTGGAGCAGATCGCCCAGCTGCAGGCCGACAACACGCTGACGGCCGAAGAGGCCAAGAAGATGGCCGAGCAGGAGAAGACCGCGTTTGAGGCCAAGATCGAGACGTTGGACCAAGAGGCCCAGGCCCAGGCTGCCGCTGCTGAAGCGGCACAGAAGGCCGCCGATGAAAAGATCGCAGCGGCCGAGCGTGCCGCAGCTGCTGCCGTCGAGGCCGACCGCAAACTGGCTGACGCGTTTATCTCTGCCCAAGGGCTTGGCGGCAGCGAGCAGGCCACGGCCGCCGACACGCTGCTTGCTATCACTCGGCAGATCGAGGAGACCGAGGCGGCCATCGCCGAGGCTCGCGCCGCTGGCGATGCAGCCGCCGAGCAGGCTGCCACCCGCCGTCTGGCCGTGCTGGACCAGGCCCAGGCCGCGGCGGAGGAGACGGCACAGTTCGGCTTCTCGACACAGGACGCCGAGCGGGCTATCGCGTCCGTACGTGAGGATCTCGAGGAAACGTTCTCGGCCACCAATTTCGAGCTTGCCCCGGAGGCTTTCGCTGCCGCCCAAGAGCAGCTGTCCCAGCTCGAGGCCGACCTCGATGCCAAGGTCATCGACCCTGAGACGTTTGAGCAGGCGGCCGACGCAATCCGAGAAGGCTTTGAAGACGCTCTGGCGACGGCCCAGAAGATTGCCGACCTGAACGAGCAATACGCCAACCGTGCTGCCGAGATCGAGGCCGACCGGCTGGACGCTCTATCGCAGGTCTCGCAACAGCCCGTGCAAGCGACCGACGTACGCACGAGCGAGGGAGTCAGCGAGTTCCTGCGGCTGGCGACCGGCCGAGAAGATCCGGCGATTGCCGAGTATCGGAAACAGCTTGGCGAGCTTCAGAAGATTAAGGCCGAGATTGGCAAGCTCGGCGGCGTGGTTGACATCGTGGGAGCAGCGTAATGGCCGTACTGACCTACCGCGAGGTCATTCCGCGGACGTTCACGCATAAGTTCGGCGAGTCGCCGACGGCGGAGATCAAGTACCACTGCACGACGAACGGTGCAACGTCGACGCAGGAGGTGCTGGACTCCATCGGGATATTCCACGGTGCCAGCCATCCCGAGTACGGCTACCTCCTCTGCGTTCAGGGAGCGGTCAACGAACTCGACCCTTACCACGTAGAGGCCACGTATTCCTACGAGGTGCCAGCGATCGGCACCGCTGACTCCGCTCCGAACCCACTTGCTCGCGCAGACATCTGGTCGTTCTCGACAGGTGGTGCCGCCGTCCCTGCCCTGGCGTACTACGAGGGCAGCGGAAACGGAAACGTATTGCCGCTGATAAACAGTTCCTTTGACTTCTTCGAGGGCGCGATGACCGAGGAAGCGGAGTTGCGTGCAACGATTTCAGGCAACCGCGAAGTGTTTCCTATCGGTGTCGCTGCGAGCGTCACGAACGCAGTGAATTCCGACGGATATCTGGGTGCAGCGCCGTACCAATGGAAATGCCAGGGTATCTCTGGCCAGCAACAGATTGAGGTGGTCGACGGCACCGAGATCAAGTTTTGGGCCGTGTCGGTTGAGTTGGCCTTCCGGCAGAGCGGCTGGCGGTTGATGCTCCCGAACGTGGGCTACAACTACATCGAGGGCAGCCAGAAGAAACGGGCCTACGTCATCGACCCTGAAAGCGGAGAGAAGCTGGCCTCGTCCAACCCGGTCGCGCTGAACGCCAACGGCTCGCTCAAAGGGCCGGGCGTCGCACCCGACATTCTCTACCGGCGGGTCCACGCTGAGGTGGCGTTTGAGCCGTTGTTCGGCACGCCGCCGTTCTAAAAGCACTTTGATACACCGAGTAAGGTGACGTTATGGCACAGTTTCTCGCACTTCCGGGCACGCTCGACATTTCCCTCACGGTGGGCGATGAGTTTGGGATGTTGGCCGACCTGAGCATCGACACCACCGGGTTCACGTGGACGGCAATCGTCTACCAATCCTCGACCAGCGTGTCGTTCGTCAACCCGTCCGGCGTCGCAACGCAGGGCGCGACCGCGGCCACGTTTGCCGTCACCGTCGTAAACGCTGCGGCGGGGCAGCTGAACCTGTCCCTGACTGAGTTGCAGACCTCGACGCTCGTGTCGGCACAGACCTACCGCTGGTATCTGCGTGGCGTCTCGTCGGGCCTCGTCACCCGCACCTACCTCTCTGGCACACTGCGAGCGTTCGCACCATGAGCATCTCCGTCGTTGTCTCTAGCACCGCTGCGGGCGTGAGCGTGTCGGGCGGCACAGCCGTGTCGATCGAGGTCGGCGGCGGCATCGGCCCGGCTGGCTTTGTTGTCGCTCCTGGCACGGCAACCAACGCTTTCGGCACGTTTCAGCTGGCGGCGGGCGACGGCATCACGATTTCCACCAGTGCTTCGCAGTTCCTGATTGCGAGCTACGGGACGGCGGCCGTCTCCAGCCTGGCTCCTGTGCAGTCGGTGGCCGGGCGTGTGGGTGCGGTGCAGCTGCAGGCCGCGGACGTAACGGCTGGCACGTTTGCCATCGCACGTATTCCGACGATCTCATACACCGCCCTGGCCAACGTGCCGGCCACGTTCGGCCCATCGGCCCACACGCACTCGACCAGCGACGTGGTGTCGTTCACGGCTGCGGCGGCGGCCGCTGCTCCCGTGCAGAGCGTAGCTGGCCGCCAGGGTGCGATCTCGCTGGCGGTGGCTGACGTTAGCGGCTTAGCCGCAGTTGCCTCTAGCGGGTCATATACGAGCCTGCAGCACGTGCCAGCTACCTTCGCACCTGCGGCCCACACGCACGGCACGGCAGATATCGTCGGGATCTCGAGCTCGTTCGCGGCAGCCAGCCACACGCACGACGCCGCGGCGATTTCCAGCGGCGTGCTCGCGCTCGCTCGCATCCCGACCATTGGCTACACGGCATTGAGCGGCGTGCCGTCGACGTTCGCACCGCAGGCCCATACCCACAGCACGGCCGACGTGGTGGGCCTCACGGCATCGTTCTCACAGGTCGGCCACACGCACGACTATGCGGCGTCGATCCACACGCACTCCACGGCCGACATCGCCGGATACACAAGCCTGCCCGCCCAGGGCGGCAAGGCCGGGCCGCTGGTCACCGACGGCACGGCGGCCAGCTGGGCCAATCGTTTCAGCATCGTCGACCCGGTGCTGGTCCAAGGTGCGGGCATGACCTTGAGCCGCGACACGGCGGCCGGGTCGATCACGGTGGCGTTTGCGGGCGGCACGTCCGGGATTGTCGTGAGCAGTGCCACGCCGCAGCCGCTGGGCACAGCAGCGGCGGGTACAAGCGGAGACGCGTCACGGGCCGACCACGTGCACTTGATGCCCTCGGCGGCAGACGTTGGAGCCGCTCCTGCCAGCCACTCGCACGACTACGTTCAGGTGCTCAACGGCCTGACGGGCACTGTGTCGATTACCGGCGGTGCTGGCGTGACGGTCAGTACGGCGAGCAGCTCGATCACGATCGCGGCGGCTGGGTCATTTGTGCTGCCAACCGCATCCGCGTCTGTGCTTGGCGGCGTCAAGGTCGGCAGCGGCTTGACGATTACAGACGGCGTGTTGGCGGCGACAGGCGGCGGCTCGCTCTCGGGCAGCGTGACGATCCCGGCGAGCGGGGATACACAGTGGCCGAATACAGTAATCCTGCTCAAGGGCGACGACGGACTGCTTCAAGACGCCACCGGGCGTGCGTGGACTGCCGTGGGCTCTCCGAGCGTTTCTACATCGGTGAAAAAGTTCGGCAGCTCGTCGCTCGCATTTCCAAACTCGCCACTCAGCTACCTGTCGACTGCGCGCACCAGCCAGCTAGAGGTCGGGACAGGTGATTTCACGCTGGAATGGTGGTTGCATCCCACGGCGTATCCGTCTGGAACAGCAGGCCAATACAACAGCAGCATTTTTGGCACGCGAGGAGATAACGGTGCAGCCTCCGGTCTCATTTGCGCGATGAACCCCGCTGGCAAGCTCACATTGTTCATGGACGGCGGATCGCAGACGTGGGGGCTGTTTGCTGGCACCACGCTGACAACGTCGGCGATTCCTCTGAATGAGTGGACACATATTGCGCTGACGCGCAGCGGCAGCACATGGCGGGGATTCTATAACGGCCAGCTTGAGGTGACTGTTACGCAGTCTGGGACGCCGAGCGTTGGTATAGGCAACATCACAATCGGCGGTGACGATAGTGGCGAGCGGTTTGTCGGCTACATGGACGACGTGAGGTACACGCGGGCAGTGCGATATACGTCTACGTTCACGCCGCCCACGGCGACATATGGCACCGGAACATACGCCGCCGCTCAGACGCTGCCCGTGGTGTTCTCATGATCCGCCTCCGCCTCTTCCTCGCCGCCCTCGCCGTCGCCGGTGCCGCCGCGCTGGTGCTATCGGCTCGCGCCGGAGCGGCGGCGATGCGGTGGGCACTTGGCAGGGTAATCCTGAGCTACTGGTAGTCCCACATGGCAAAGAAACCCGACGGCGCATCTGCTGGCACGCAGCGAGTGACTTTTACGAAGCCCGCAGCTGAGCGGATCGGCAAGGTCGTTCGCGAGGTGGAAGCCGGGAACCGCGACCTCGGGCCGCTGGAGTGGGGGCCGAGAGGTGTTGGCGGCTCGTCGAGCAAGGTTTTCCGGGTGGCGACGGTCAGCGGTGCGTGGGAGTTGAACACGCTGCGGACTGTGCTTTTCCAGAACCAGACAACGACGCCGAACACGGCCAGCGTCATGAATCACATCATGCCGCTGCCTGCGATGAAAAGCACTGGCGCGAGCCGGATCGTGAACATCGCCAAGGACCATACCCAGTGGTACCTCGTCTCGTTCCCGCTGATGACCGCCACGGCGATCATGTCCACGGGCACGCAGACCATCACGTTTATGGGCACAGGTGCTACGCAGACAATTTCTTTCGCTACTGTCGGTGCAGACGTAAACGCAATTACGGACGTTTCCGCCGTCCTAAATACTACTAATTGCAGCATCACCGTCAGTAAGACAACGACAGCAGTGCGGACAGTCGGGATAACGCAGACCGCCACGATCCTGTCCATGTCGAGCACGCAGACTGCGACCGTGTTTTCAGGCACGTTCACGGCAACGTACATCACGCTGGAGCTGTGACATGGTTTGCCCGTGTTGCCTGCCGAGGTGCTGCCCAGCGTTTCGTGCGTTTGACGGCACGAACAAGTTTTACCGCTACTTCACATACTACGACTGGGACATTCCAACATTTGGAGTCCACCAATACGTTTTGACGCCGCAAGATCAAGACTTTGCGATCATGGACCCGTCCGGGACGCCCGCGCCTCCTGGGCGACTTGTCGACGGGCACGTGGTTGCAGACGCGCTGTCGCTTTGTCCGGGATACCCGGAGGCTTCGCTTCCTTCGGTGACGGGTGGGCCAAGGTATCCGCCGGGTTCGTATGGTAATAGGAGTCCAGCAAACTCTCCGAGTCGTGGATTGCTGGGTGGAGAACCCAGCCCGTATATCCCGTCTCGTCGGCCCACCATATTTAACCGAGGAGGTGGGCTTTCAAACATGCCCGGCGGTGGTCGTGAGTTGTCGGAGTCTTATATTCCAGCCTCGGGCGACCCTGATTGGTTTGCTTACCTTCTTGGAAGTCCGCAGGTGCCGACCAAGCAAAAGGATGGCTTTTCTCTGATTCGCTCTGAGTTGAGCGGCGAGTATTCGTCGCCGCCCAGCCCGTACTGCCACATAAACTCGTTGGACAACCCGCTGCCGTGAACACAGTCAGTTGCCGCCGCGAGCACCTTGAAGAGCGTTGCGCCGAGCGAGGCTACACGCTGGAAGAGGTGATGCCGTGCGTTGTCTCGCAGGCTGCCGACGAGTGGATCGTCGACACTGAAAGCCCGTGGTATCCGAGGACGCTGAAGCCGGGTTACAGCGTGGAAGACGCGGCCGTAGCAACGCAGCTTTCCAGGCACGGCACGCCGTCGTTTCTGACCAAGGTGCGAAATCTCGCATCCGCCAGCGTCTCGCACGTCGCCGCAGGCATGCCGATGGCGTCCGACGCCGAGATCATCCGGCGCCACGACATCTGCTTGACGTGCGAGCACCTCCAAAACAACGCCTGCAACCTCTGCGGATGCCCGGTGTCGAGGGTGGCGGGCTACGTCAGCAAGCTGTCCTGGGCCGACCAAGCCTGCCCGGCGGGCAAGTGGGGTCCGGTCGCTTGACGCTCCTGCCACGCTGGGTGCATGGGACGCGCCAAGCATCAGCCGAAGCCCGACGCGGTAATCCTGCCGCCCGAGCTCGACGATGACGAGGATTGCGGCGGCGGCGGCATCCCGGATGAGGATGGCTGGATCCACGTACAGGAGAAACCTCGTGACGAAGAAAAGCCCAAGCGGCGGCCTGCTCGACGCCGTTCGCAAGGAGATGGCTGAGGTTCGGCATGGACCACCCTCCTGGTGGGAACGCGTCGCGCCGGAACACCTAGCCGAACTCAGTGCGATCAAGGCTGCGTGGCAGTCGGGCGAGCTTGGCAGCCGCAAAAAGACGCTGGCCCGCACCATCTCCAACAACCTGCGTGCTCGTGGCATCTCTGATATCGGGACGCAAGGAGTCCTTACATGGCTCGACGTAGCCTGAGCGATGATGTCGCCAGCGACCTGGCCGCCGCGTCGCAACTCGCCACCGATGCCGAGATCGCACGGCTGCGGTCGGAGCTGGCCTCGTACCGAAATCGGTACAAGGCCGCCCTGTCGCAGATCGACCGGGAGCGCGAGCGGGCCGACGCTATATCGTCGCTCCAAGGCGTGCAGCCGGTGCCCTTGACCAAGGTTGTCAAAGGCAAGAAGAGGGCCAAGCACTCGGCCACGGCGATCCTCATGCTGTCGGACGTGCACTGCGAAGAGCGCGTACTTCCTGAGACCGTAAATAACGAAAACGACTACTCGCTCGACGTATGTCAATCGCGGCTGGCCGAGCTCGAGGAGCGGTTTTTGGATTGCCTGCACCACGAACGCAACCAGGCCGACATCCGCCGCGTGCTGATTTGGTTGGGCGGCGACTTCATTACGGGCCACATCCACCCGGATTGCGTCGAAGTGGCCCAGCTTTCGCCCATGAACGCCACGCGGTGGATCGCCGAGCGGCTGCGTGGACTCATCGACAACGTGGCTCAGCACGCCGACGAAGTGGTGGTCTGCACCAACGCAGGCAACCACGGAAGATCCACAGAGAAAAACCGCATTGCCACGGAGCTCGACCACTCGTGGGAACAGTTGATGTTTTTCACGCTGGCCCGCGAGGAGAAAAACAAAAACGTGCAATGGAAGATAGCCGAGGGCCACCTGGGCTACGTCGACCTCGACGGCTTCCTCGTACGCACGACCCACGGCCACTCCATCCGGTTCGCTGGTGGTGTCTACGGACTGGCCCTACCGGCCTCCAAGGCCATCGCCCGGTGGGACGCGGGACGCAAGGCGAATCTGACGATCTTCGGCCATTACCACTCGTTCGGCTGGCTGCGTGGTGCACGCTACGTGGCGAACGGGAGCGTCATTGGCCACAGCCCATACGCCGAGAGGGTCGCCTCACCAGAGAGGCCATGCCAGGGCATGGCAATCATCGACCACGGCCGCAACGAGGTGACGCGTGCGTATCCACTGTTCTGCGACCGCGACCTACGGACGCGTTGACTCATGGTTTACGACTTGAGCGACGACTACATCGCCGAGGCTCGCAAGCGAGCGTATCGCTATCAGGGCCAGTGGACTGGCACAGCAGGATCACTGGCGGCCGATGTCGCCAGACTCATCATCGAAAGGAAACGCATGCAAGGGACAATCACGGACCTCGAGGACACCAACGCACAGCTGCGGGCAGCAGTCGAGAACCGGCTGGCTGGCCAGCCCAGCGTCGACGAAACCGACGCCGCCGGTGGCGAGTATGCCGACTGGATGCGAAACACATCTGGCGGATGCTGCGACGGTGGCAAGTGCCACACGCCAGAAGACAAATCGCCGGAGCGGTGGCGCGAGATCACGCAGGCGAGCGCCGAGAAGTACGCCTCCGAGCGGTTCCTCGGCTCGTCGCTTCTCACGTCAAACGTGCACCCGACCAGCCAGGCGTTCTACGAGCTCTGCGACGCAATCAAGGACATGCACCGGAGAAAATCCTCTGACTATGGGTGCCCGAGTGGGACTGACCCGCTGGCGAACATCCGCAACGGTGCCAAGTTCGTCGGGATCCCGGCCTGGAAAGCGGCCATGGTGCGGCTGTCCGACAAGGTCACCAGGTTGGCCACCTACAACGTCACTGGCCGGCTAGAGAACGAGTCGCTGGAGGACAACCTCTTCGACCTGGCCTCGTACAGCCTGCTGGCCCTGCTGCTGCACCGAGAAGAACGAGACACTTGATCCGGGCGGCGGCTCGAGCGGCGCGGGTTACATCCTTTCCCCGCGCCGCTCGCCGTCTGCCGTCAGGCCGCCGGCTTGTCGCCCGTGGATTCCTCTCCGCCAGGTGGAAGCTTCTTCTGCTTGGCACCTGGATCATGGGGCCTGTCGATGTCGGGCAGGTAGCCGAGGTTGGACTCCCGCCCCGTGATTTCCTCGTCGTAGTAGTGGTTCTCGGCCATTTCCTCGGACGAGTGGCCTAGTTGCCGCTTCGCTGAGATCCCGGCCCGCTTGAGGTAGCTGGCAGTCGACTTGCGGATCGAGTGGAACGGGTGGTACGGCACTCCGGCCACACGGCAGAGCACTCGCAGGCTGCCGTACAGCGACAGCATTTCCCGATCATCCAGCCAAGGCCATACACGCTCATTAGGAGCCCCTTTCTGCGCAGCCAGCATCCGAGACAGTTCCGGCGTGATCGGCCGTGTAATCGTCTCCCTGTGGCCTTTACGCGTGGCTGCCAGGAACGTCAGCGTGTGCCGCTCGAGGTCCACCTCCGACCAGCGGATCTCCAGAATGGCGCCGATCCGTTCCCCGGTCTGGAACATGGCCAGTATTTTCGTCGGCCAGTACCAAGCGGCCGGCTTGCCGCAGATGTAGCCCTTCCGCGTGCGGGCCACCTCGACCAGCCTGGCGAGCTCCTCGGCCTTGTACGCCTTCGGTACGGGCTTTGGCACCCTTGGCCTGGCATAGTCCGGGAACTCGATCAGTTCGCCGTCCGACCGCTTCCAGCGTTTCTTTGCTAGCCAGGTCCACAAACTCCGCAGGTGCGCGGAATCCTTGGCCAAGCTGGCCGGCGAGATCAGCTTAAACTTGCTGTGTTGGTGCGTCTGCCGCCATCGCAAGAACTTCGCGGCCGTCAGGTCGGTCAGGTCGTCTACGGTCGGCTCATGCCCCAGAAAGTCGCGGAAGCGGTCCAGGGTGCTCTCGTACATCTTCACGGACCTGTCCGAGAGGTTCTTCAGCGGGGCAACACGGTCGATCAGCAGTTCTCTCAGCATCATTTTCGTCGTCTCCTTTGGGTTGGAGGCGATTGTATGACCACCTGTACGGTTGTTCAACTATCCGTTCAA